ATGAAGATGTCTGCTTTACATAATTCCTATTACTAAAAATTATATTTGCGTCTGATGATTTTAATGTCCTAAAGTAGGGTAACCATTCCCCACCATAAAGGGTATCAAAATCATAGGCACGTTTCATCTGTGATAAATATGATTCTTCTACATATTTACCATAGACAAAGGCATAGGGATGCGCATAAACAGCATCACTTCTATCTTCATTCCCTGTGGTAAAATGGATGAGTGCCCTTTCGAGCCTCATTTCCACATCACCATAGTAGGAACTGGCAGCTTCCTCAAAACTTCTCACAATGCAATTGATTAATATTCCTTTCGATTTATTAATCATATTACAAGACAGTTGAGGGTAATCGTGTTCTCCCTGAATCGTTCGTATAAGATTCAAAGACTCGTCATACCCTCTCAGTCGTTTATGTAAGAAGTATGAGCGTTTTATTTTCCTCTCCTGGATAAGAAACGACTTACGTCGGAACTTTCTAGGACGAGTTTTATAAAACAGTGAAGCTGCCTCTAGCACAGGAATTACAGGCCTCCATCCTCGATCATAGTTGGTTTTCATTAATTCAAAGAAACCTATATACGATTTGGTTTCTTGAAGACCAGCTTTAATAGAGAAGGGGCTTATTTCACCATAAGGAGTAAAAATCCTCTTTGCAAACTCAAATAGTGAATTACCTATATGAGACTTTTGCATTTGGATTTCCATTCCAATTAGGTGGATAAGTTCCTGATAATTCTGAGCCAGAGCGTCATCGAAAATGATAATATCATCTCCTAATAATTTATATTTAGCTGTTTTCCAAGAGATACCAATCTCCTGGCAGCAAACGTAAACTAAAAAGTGATGACATAGCGTAGTTAATGGCCAAGATGTATAAAAACCCATGGGATTACCCACGTTATATCTAACGCGGTTAAGTAACCCTTTAGGATTTTTATATTCAAAGTCATAACCCGCTATAATATCATGCCATGCTTTAGCTTTAATAAGACCGAAATTACAAGTCAATAACCCGACTAATATCTTAATCGGTAGTTTGTCTGTAAAAGC